AGTTGCTTCTGACTTCAATTCTTTGTTGCTGATCTCTGAGAAATCAACACCTTCCATCATCAACTTCATGTGCAAATCAAATGCCTGATCGCAATCAAGTGCTGGAAACCATTTCATTAAGTCTTTTGTTACTTTGTTCATTTTATGTACCTTTATTTGTCGTATGGCGTTGTTGCCATGACTAGATATTAAGCTATCTAAACAATAAAATCATAGGTGTTAACCCTAGTTTTGCAATTATTTTTAATTTATTTGGATTTTTACAACAAAACGCCCCAATTACGGGGCGGTCGATGGAACAAGGAGTGAACAACACCGACAATTTATTATAAGTTGTTTTTACGCTTATAGAACGCTAGTAAATACTGAAAGCAATCCCATGCAGAGGCTAGATCATCCTCTGAATGTTCAATCAGTTTCACATCACCTTCAGCAGTAAAGAACACATTGGCGCATCTGGCTGTTGGTTTGCCAAGGCCGACACGGTAAGCCGCCAGTTGCATCAGTTGTTCGTAATACGGCACAACTTTGTCGAGCTTATCTTTGCTCTTAAAGTCAATCACGATGTTTTCAGCAATTAAATCCACCTTGCCGCCAAATCCTTCATAAGCAAACGAGCGTTCTGCCTCCCATTGTTGGTCATGTCCAAAATGGATCTTGATCGACGCATCCACTTGGTCAACATAAAACGGGTAATCATCATGTTCGCCACGATAAAAACGCTCTAACACTCCGTGCATTGCCGTACCTCTGTCCATAGCGTCACGACCCGTAGACTTACTGTCGGTCATCACCCGTTCTAGCCAGTTTTCCTCTGTTTCGCCAGCAATGCGTGGCAACGTCAGCGCAGCCAGTAACACCTGTTGTTGCAACCAAGTATTAAGCCCAGGCTTGGCAACCAATCCCAAAACGGTAGTTACTGACGGAACAAGGTTACGTTCTCTTGCGTCACGAACCGTTGTATTACGCTCTTTGCCGTTTTTGCCAATGATTCGGTAGGCTGGTGAACCGTCAGCTGCGTACCAATGGCCTGATTCTGAGTCTGCTGATTTAATAATCATTTTTGTACCTGTTTAGCTAAAGTTTTAAGCATCTCGATTGCATCCTGTAGGTCTTGCATAGCCCTTGCGTCAAGAACCATGCCTTCGTACCATTGCTGGATGCGCCAAGAAATAAGTATTGCTTCTTCAGATTGCGTCATCAGAAAGGTGGGTCGTTAAAGTCAGATTCCATCGGAACAAACGTGCCTTCTTTCATGGCTCGATAACCACCGTCTGGCTTTGCAGCAGGCGTAGCTGGAGGTGAATCTTCAGCAGGCCGACCACCAAGCATCTGCATCTGGTCAGCAACCACCTCAGTTGTGTATTGATCCACACCGTCTTTGTTAACCCACTTGCGAGTAGTCATACGACCCGCTATAAAGACCTGTGAGCCTTTCTTTAGGTAGTCGGCACATATTCCTGCCAACTTACCAAAAGTCGTGATCCTGATCCATTCTGTCGTTTCTTTGGTTGGTGTCTTGTAACCGACAGCAATTGAGAAATTGCATATTGCATTAGAGTCAGCGGTGTAGCGTACTTCCGGATCGCGTCCCAGCCTTCCAATGAACTCACACCTATTAAGATCGTTACTAGACATTTTCATTCCTTTTAGAAATAGAGATATTTTTACAAGTTTGTTCAGAACGTTTGCTGCCAATGTGATGCTTTTTTGTGTGTTCTGCCATTGTCAACAATTCTAAATTTTCAATTCTGTTATCTGTTTTAATTTCGTTTTTATGATGAACGCAATCAGTTGTTAACAATTTCCTACCTAAGTGTTGTTCCATAACAAACCTGTGTTGTTGTTTCCATCCCAATTCTGTTTTGATGCGAACGTAACCTTTTTGATTGTGAACAAAAGTATGCCCAATTTGAGCTGCTTTGCTTTCATTTCTTGTTTTTAAAACACAAGGTTTACAAGTCCATTTGCCACTTCTTTTTACTACTAAATTAAAGTGTTTTATTTCCATGTTAAAAACTTTAAAACAAACAGGACACAATGCGTTAACAGTTGCCATTATTAAATCTCCCAGTTTGCTTTAAATTCGTCGTATGCGGCTTTCAACGGAGTTTGCTGCTCTTTCAGGCAAGACACCCAAGCCTCTTTAAAAATGTCTTTCAGGTTTTCGTAACTAACTGCCGAGGCCATTAACGCTTTTGTGTGATCTAGTTCGATGCCTTTAGGTTTTTCAACCTTTGGCGCAACCTGGTGCGTTTGAGCGTCAGCATCGTTATCGCCTTCAGTCGGAATACAAAAGGATTGCATACACGCATACTTGTAAGCCGCGCTCATGGCTTTGTTAGTAGCCTTGTCACCGCTGTCCATAGCCTCGCCAAACGTTTTAATTGTGTGCTTGCTACCGTCAGCTGCAACTAAGTCAAACTCGACCTCGACGGTAATGTAAAACAATGCGCCACCAGCCTTGCTTTGACGCTCAACTGATTCCCTGTTTAAAACTCTAGGAAGTATGCACAACCCATGCTTTGCTAAGAATGGTGCAAGAGCGTTATACACATCGTCGATACCTCTAAAAGCGTATCCAGAACCTTGCATATTTTTACGATCTTTTGAAATGCCTTGTGCCGAAAGGTCTTTTTGTACTGCGGAAATTGCTTGATAAACGTTCATTTATGCACCTATATAAAATGGGGCTTGCGCCCCGTTAGATTATTTGTTCTTAACGCACTCGTGACAATCACAGACAATTACATCTGTTTTTGCTGACTCTCGTAACTCTTGCATTGTGTCGTAACCACGCACATGAACAAGATCATCTTCAAACCGCCAGCCATAAGGCAATGTCAAAATATAGTCATCGCTAAAAGTGCCTTGCTCATGGTCTACATCACGTTTTACATTTAGTTTGTATTTCATTTATGCACCTGTATTTGTTAAATGGCTTAATGCCATAACTCCATATTAAGCTATCTAAACAATTAAGTCAAGACAATTTACATTTATTTTCTAGGTGTTTTCCCTAATATTTAAAAAAACAACACAACAAATGTTAAGATAGCTAACATGAATACAACAGAAATCATCCAAACATTAGGTGGCACGTTTGCTGTAGCCAAGCTCTGCCGTGTCAGTCCACCAGCTGTATCGCAATGGCGCAACAATGGTTTGCCTGGTGATAAGTTAGTGCTGCTAGCCGCCGAACTTGAAAAGAAATCAAACGGTAAATGGTCAAGAAAAGAAATCCCCAACTGGCAACAAATCTGGCCTGAGTTGCATTAGACTGATTAAGCCTTTAGCAAGCAGAAACGTATCAATGATAAGGGTCGTGTTTCACTAGCCTAGCTTCAGGGCTTGACACATCGGAAAGACGGTGGCAGAATTGAATTGTTGTCGTGGAAGATAACGAAGCCGTTTTAGTCTGTAGCCTGATTCATTTGCGCCTTGAAAACGATAATGAATTCTTCCACCAGGATACAGATTAAAACGGCTTTTTTGTTTTTTAAAACAGCTGTCAGGGCGCATTAGCTAATAGAGTGACCGCTCGTACCCGTTTAGGTCAGTTATACATTTGTTATATAGCTTTATCCCGTGTGACCCGCACGCCCCAGTAGAGAAATCGAACAGGATATAGACAGACTAGAGAAATCTAGTAAAACCATTTACTCTAGGTATTGATCTTCTACAGCTGCAAGGACTGCTACTGTTTTAGGGAATCTAGGGGTGGGGTGAGCCGCCTGCCATAAAGCTAACAAGCTACAGGTCTGTCGTAAAGGATTTATCCTCAACTACTACGGTGGGTGGGTATAAGGGTAGGGTATCTATATTCTAAATAAACAGAGTAAGGGTTATCACTTAATAAATACATCTTGATTGATCTGTTTAGATAGCTTAATGTATCCTTTTATGGAGAACTTATGTCAACAGAACAAAAGATATTGCGGTATTGCATTGAACCTAAAACCACAATGGACATTGCTGATTACTGTGGCCTTGAAAAGATTAGCATCTACACTCAACTTGCCAAACTTCAGCGCAACAATAAGATCGAGAAACGTGGGGATGGTAGGCGTGGCTCACCTTGTGTCTATGTCACCATTCGACAAGCACCGACTGCTACACAATTCTCAGACAATTACGAAAACCTCGTTGTTAAACACGCTCACAACCCGTTTGGATTACGTTTATGAACAAGGCCGACTATATCCATCTGTTTAAAGAGGCTTGTGGTGGCAAATGCAATGCTGAATACAATCCCTGCGCCTACCGCCAGGCTGCTGACTCATTAGCTTTGCTAAAGCCTGTAGCGTGGATGTTGCCTGAGTATGGCGATGTGATTTCAGCAAACGAAACGGATGGCGTGGGTATATACAACATACCACTCTACGCACTAGACGAGGCAAACCATGACACCTGACAACATCCTGCGCTACCTAGAACATGGGTATGTAATGAAACCTCAAGACCAAGTTGAGGCAGCTGAGTACATACGAAATTTGCAAGAATCCAACAAATCATTGCGGGAGGGATTGATTGAGTTTGCCGATCAAATCTTTGCTTTACGCCGCCAGTTAAACCAAAAGGATAATCATGGGGAAAATTGACTTAATCATTGATGCGCTACTGGTTGCGCCACCATCTGTGTGGTCTAAAAGAATGGATGAAGCCCTATTTGTTGCCCGTGAGTTGAAAGCAGAGCTAGAATCAAATGCAACAGAGATTGAACGTTTACGCAGAGATGCGCTACGTTACCGTTGGCTCAACAAATACACATCGCAATTATTCATGGTGACTGAACCACAAATGAATTTTGAAGTTGATCGCGCCATGTCTGGAGGTGTTAAATGACAATCTGGGATTGGATGTTTGTGTTTTACTTGTCTGCCGCAGTCACGGTTGGTGGCATGATCTTTATGTATCACACTAGACGCAAGCCGCCGACATATCCTAAAGATTGGATTTGTGATGGTTGTGGTCAAGTGTCTAGCGAATTACGAGAGGGAATGTGTGCGTATTGCACTAACTTCTACAAACCTACGGAACATTGCCGCCAACGGGGTAAGTAGCCCCGACTGGTGCTTGTGTAAACGCTGTTTCACCCGCTACAACGTGGTTGCCAGTCCAAGGTGACTCCATGACTGGCCCGTAGCAACTCGCTAGTGTCACACCATTAACTTGCTTGGCTTGCTTTGTACACAGAAATGACCACATATTCGACATTCCTGTGGTTGGCGTGTCACCTACTTTAAAGCTACGAAACACAGCAGGCTGAACCGACCAATCCGGTGCTTGTGGATACGCAGTTTGTGGTGGCACACCAAACAATGACCAAACCTTGCCTTTCGGTGCGTCACACGATCCTTGCATCAGCGTCATGTTCGCCACAGCATCGCCAAACAGCACAGGACAGACCGCTACGCCTTCTTTGAACGTCTTGCCTGCCACAGATATAGACTTGCCAGTTAAAGTCGTTGGCGAGGCTGCACACAGAGCGTATTCACCTTTGCAAATGGCTATAGTCTGGGCTTGGATTGTATTAACTAAACCTACAACCCAAAACAAAATAACGGTACTTACTACGGTAAATGTTTTCATCATGTCACCATTGAAGTTGCGTGTTGTTTAACATCTGCGACTCGATTGAGCCAACCTGTGCCAAAGGTTGAAAACGTGGTCAAAGAACGATAGAAGTCCTCTTTGGCTTGGCTGAACCATTCGATTAGTTCAACAGGATCGGTAGTCTGAACCGCACCCATTGTGATCGGGCCGAACTGACCGTCAGCTCGCACACCAATCGCAGTTTGCAGTAGCTTAATCGCTCTGCCTGCGCCAGCGTTGACGGCAAAGTCAAACATTAGGTAATCAAGACCCATCGGCAGGTCGTCACCACGCACAGCATCCCAATACCATTCTTTGTACAACGGCTTGACCTTTTCCGGTGTCAGCCCACGCATCTCAGCCTCGTCAACCTCACGGCCTACCCAGCTTTCCCACGTTGCCTTTGTGACTCCAAGGTTAGTCATGCCGCCTGGGTCGCTTGGATGGTTTACAAACCCACCTTCGGATTGCAACATCAACCTAAAAGCGTTGTCCCAATTGTCTTTCATTTCTTTTGTGCGTAAAACAAAGTGCGATCCCCGAACAAATAAAATCCGACTGCGCTTGCAAAATTGTTAACAGCAGGGTTTTCTTGTCCGGTCAGCATCATAAACGACCAAGTGCCAAGCACAATAGCCCCGACAGTGGGGCGCATAAGTCTCACAACCGCCTCAACCCACGGGTAGGTAGTGCCAGTACCGCCTGCGTTATTCATCGCCTGAAACATCGCTAAATCGGTCTGTCTCATTTGCGTGTACTCACCAATATTCGTAGGCTTGTATACGTCGGTTTGAATGAAGCGACCAATCAGGCTTTTGCCCAGATCGACTGCGAGTGGGCCGAGTGCTGCGAGAATGGTTATCGGGTCGATGATTTCACCTGTCTTGTTTAGAGTCTAGTTTGTCAAATATCTTGCCAAGCATTTCTTTCAGCTCTTTGATGCCGTCTTTCCAATCGTCTTTTTTTACATAATTGTCAGAAATTGTTAGCTCTAATCTACTAATGTCGCTTTTAAGTTTTTGGACAGCATCCCACAGCTGACGGGCAAACCAACCGCCGACTGCAAGCAATGATCCTATGCCTATGTTGATTACGTTTTGCCAATCCATTAGCGTTTCTTCTGTAAGGAGGTTAAAACTTCAGAAATAGGTCGTAAACTTTCTTGTCCTTTCCTAGCCGCACTACGAGCCGCAGCACGTTCTAATTTACCTGCCGCAACACTTCTGCCGTAAGCCGCACCAAATGGCGCAGCAGCCGCCCCTACAGCACCGCCGCCACCCATCCCATAAGCTATACCGCCACCAATTGCACCGCCTAATGCTTGAGTCGTTCCGCTGATTAACGGATTATCGTACATATTTTTAAACTGGATTGCAGCACCTTTATAACCGTTATCCATACGCAGAAAGTGTCCACCGTCATTTAAGACAGTCAACGATCTAGCCATTTGTGGATCACCAGTAAGGATACGCAACGATCTGTTGTTATCCCGCAAATACTTACTAACAGCAGGTGCGTTCCAAAACTCGCCTTTACCGCCAACCTCTGCAATTCGATTTGCAAATTGTGACTTAATTTCAGCAATAGCTTTTTGAGCTTGTGGCTGTAATTCCGGTGGCATATCTTGCAAAACTTTAACCAGATGCGCCTGTTGATCCGGTGTCATCTTTTCCACAGCTTTAGGAATATCAGGGAAAGCCGTAGAACGATTGATAGGGGTCTTTGGATCATAATCCATAATCTTAGACACGCCGACTGGATCTTCTAGCAAGTTTGCCATCTTGGTACGAATACCACGGGCTGACTCATAAATGTCAGTACCAGCAACTTTAGTTACATCGTTATCAATGGAGTCTGTCAACTTGTGGATGATTCTTGATCGGTCAGGATTCCAGTTTGAGTTAATGTATTGTCTTAACAATTCAGACTGATCGACGGTCATTGCCTTAATGCTACCGTCTTTGTTAATTAAACCTTGTTCAGTCAAATGCGACTTAATGCCGTTTCGCAATGATTTAAAACTGTCGTTAACAACAAAATTAGAGTTTGTGTTTAGAAACTTTTGGAACGTTTCCGGTGCTACAGCTGGCGCACCTTGTGCGACTTCCCCTGCTGCTTGGTAAGCACCACGCATTTGCTCAGTCAGTAACGTTTTAAACGCATCAAACGGTTGTGCAATGGCTTGCCCACGGTTGTAGAGAGCGTTTTCATCTAATCCAACGCTGCCGCCTGTTTTCTCAACGATACCATTTGCGTAGTTTCGCAACGCTTGTTGTTCTGTAGCAATCTGTTGATTGAACAAATCTTTGTTCGGGCCGCTAGTCTTTGCTGTTACATATTCGTCAGCAGTCTTAAACCCATCACCCGTTTTTGTGCCTTCCCGAATAGTCGGTACGCCTAATTCTTTAACCGTTTCTACACGATATACCTGTTCCTCAACAGGCAATTTACCCGTCTTGGCGTACATTGGCTCAGTAAACGGATTATCAATTGTTGGGCGTGGCGTAGTAGTTGAAGTCGGTGCAATATTTTCTTGCAACGGGCTAGTAATAAATGGCGTGTCTTTAGGTACGTCAGGCGTAGGCTTTATATACGATACCTCAATGCCTGGTGCTTTTGACACAACCAATTGACCTTCAGGTACAGCCATTGGCACTTCAGGCATAGCCGCAGCTGCGACAGGTGCGGCGGGTGCTACAGGTGCTTCAGGTGTAACCGCCGCAACCGTCTCAGGCGTAATCGCCCCTTCAGGTGTCATCGTAGGTTCAATGCGTGGCTGTCTTGATTTCAACGATGCTGCATATTGATCCTGCATTTGCGTAACAGCAGGGCTTACACCACGACCTGTAAACGCTTTGCCCGCCGCTGCGCCGCCACCAGCCACTAGCGTACCCATCATGTTTTGAATGTCAGCGACAGGGTATCCGGTTTTCTGCGAAATGTATTCCGCACCCTTACCCATGTTTTTGCCAATAAACTCCATCAGTTGACGGGATGATTCGGCTTTGTATTGGGGCAAATTAGACACGCCTAGCGTCTTGCCAAACGGGTCTACAAATGGCGCAGCCGCCGCTTGTGATGATTGTGTGGCTTGTTCAGGCGTTGCGCCAAATGCTCGTGATCCTGCGTAAGTAACAGGCTCAATAATGCCAGGTGCTACAGCACCTAAAGTTGTATCTAAGAATGACGCAACAGGCGCAATTGCACGTTGTACAACGTTACCTTGCGGTGCTGGCTGCGGTGCTGGTGCTTGCGGTGCAGCTGATGGTTGAAACGGGATTTGTGCAAGTTGCGCTTGTGCTTGTTGTGGCGTTAATGGTGCAACAGGTGGCGCAGATAAACCCTCTAAAAACTGCAATGCGGAATCAAAAGCTGTTCCAGATTTTAAATTGGAATTACCTTTTGATTTTTCCAATTCATCTAAATAATTAAATGCTTTTTGAAAATCCATTATAGTTGTCCGGTTGTGGATAGCTTTTGGATATTTCTTAATTTTTCTTTAAATTCAAGAATTTGTTTTCTGTTCATATCTTTAAACAATTCTGCTTTAGCCGCAGCACTTTGTTTATCGCTCATGCCGCTATTTTCAATATTTAACAATTCAAACAATCTTGAATCAGCATTTTTAGCCCATGTTTGACGGTAATTGTTTAAGTTAGCCGCCCCAAACTTATCAGAAAATATTTGTGCGCCATTAGCTTGCATTTGTAAATTTGTCATATCACTCATAGCACGGCGAGCAATTTCTTTCAAAATAACTGGTGGATACGTTTCGTCACCTTGCGCCATTTTGGTTAATTGCTGACCCGCAGCGGTATCCATTGATCCGCCCAATGCGGTAGTGTTTGCAATAGCAACGTTAGCCAATTCTTTGTTTAATTTTTTAAGCAAAATACCTGCTTCAGTACCAAACAAAGTATTAAGTTTGCGTGCGCCTGCGCCCAAAAAGCCAGCGTTATCAACAGGTATTCCTAATAATGTTAATTGTTTTTCTAATGTATCTGATGTTGAAATAACGCCCTCAAGATCTCTGCGTAATTTAACTTGCTCACCTTGGTTTTTAATCAGCGAATTGCGATACATATTACCCGCCGCTTCGTCTGCAATTTCAGCAGGCAAACGTTGTGACGCTTCGCCTGCCTTGCGAACTGGATACGATAATTTAAAGCCTGCGCCAGTTGATGCAGGCTGTGACATTTGATCCGCACTTACACCTGCTTGCGGTGCTGCTTGTGGGGCTGCTTGTGGCAACGGTGCGCCTTGCATTTTTGGCGGTGGTGCAACGGGGAACGATTGAACTGTGCCAAGTGTTTTATCAATTGGCTTGTTCATTGGGTCGTATTCTTCAGGCATAGCCCTTGCGTCAATGACTTGACCAGACGCATCACGAATAAGCGGATCAAACAACACTTTGCCGCTTGAATCAACAATCTTGCCATCTTTGCCAAAGAATGTGCCAGGTTTACCTGTAGGTTGACCCTCTGCAAACATATCACCGCTTGTTTGCGGTGTTTGTGGCATAACTTGTTGTGATGGTTGTTGTGATGGTTGTGTTGTTGGTAATCCGGTGAATGGTGCAGGAGAACCAGAAGCCGTGCTTGGCCCAGACCCAGCAGGCGCAATAGGCGCAGTCCGTAATGTACCTGTGCCGCCTTGGAATGTTGCAGGTGCGCCGCCAGCTTCGGTAAGTTGCGGGGTTTGCAATTGCTGTTGACCTTGTGCGCCAAGACCGCCTTGGATCACGTTTTTAAGCGTCTGCAAAAACCCACCAGGGTTAGACACTAAGTTAGTAATCAAAGGTGCTGTGTTCGCCTCTACTATGTGCGCTGGAATACCTTGAGCAAGCATCCGTGCTTTTGCTTGCAAAATCGTATTCATTGCAGCCATCGGATTCTTGCCTGCGTTGATTATCGCATCGTCGTTTGCAAGACCACCTGCAATGTTTAACGCTAACTGTGATTGCTCGTTATTTAACTTAAAAATTGAGCTTTCTGCGCCAGTCGTAGCTTGTGATGCCATACCCTTTGCAGACTCAATTGCATAAGGTAAGGTTTCAGTTTCACGTTGCAATCCGACAGCAGCACGACCCAAATTCATTACATCTGTAATTGGAGTCAAAATATTGGTTTG